GTCGAACCTGCGCTGCGAGGCGTGCGACCTCGGCTTCTTTTGCGGCGTTGTCTTTCGTTACCTTCTCGGTGACCTCAGATGCGCCGCGAAGTTCACCGAGCAGCGTCGCGAGTTGTGCGTGCATCGCTTCGAGTTTGTCGAGGCGGGCGGCGCTGATCTTGCGTCCGGCTTTTTTCAAGTTTGCGCCGGGAAGTTGCGCGCTCGGAACACCGGCAGGCTGCGAGGCTTGCGGAGGGTTGTAAGCATACGCGGCAGTCATCTCTTCTTGCATGGGAGCGCCGCCTTCGTCGGGGATGAACGGGCCGATGGCTCTCATAGCCTTTGCCATGCAAGACGCGCCTTTCATCATGGCTTCCATGTGTGCGCGGCGCTTCTCGTCCATGCTTTTTTCACTGAGCATTTCTTCCATCTTCTCGGCGTCGTCCTCGTCGCCGTCTTCAGAAGGCCCCATAAGATAGCCGTGCGCTTTTTCAAGATAATCTTTTGCCATACCTGCCATCTTCATGGCGTAGCGCATAGCCATCGGACGGCCCATTTCATTTGGTGTCTTTGCAGGAGGGTTGCCGGGCTCTGCGAGCGGCCCCTTCTCCGCGTCCTCTTCCTCAGCCTTCTCAGCGTCGGGGGCTTCTTGCGCGGGTTGTTCGTCGGCTTGCACGACTGACGAGAGCGTTTGCATCACGTCGTCGATCTCACTCTTCATCTTCATCGGCAGGTCGCCTTCGCCGTCGCGCGCAGCGAGTACCGCTTCGCTCAACGCCTTCATGCGGTCGCTCATCTTTGCGAGGATGTCGCCGACCTTGGCGCGCACGTCAGCGTTCATCTCGACGGCGAGGTGTGTCTCTTCATCGGCTTTGTCCGCTTGCGCTTCGACCACGGGATCATCGGTCGGTTCGGCTTGCTCGATGGGCTCACCTGCGTCGGTGGTGTTCTCGATGTCGTCGGATGGATTCGCCTCGCCGCTTTGTGCGTCAGCGATGGCTTTCTCGAAATCGTCTTCGGTGTTGGTCGGCATGTTTGCCTCTTTCTGTTCTTCAAGCATACGACGTGCTTGCGCTTGGAGTTTGTCTTTGAGGTCTGCGGAGATACCCGCGACCGGGATTCGTGCGATGGCGTTGCGCAAGTGCGGCAGATCGATCTTGCCGTTTTGATCGCGCACGGGGAACATGCGAAGCGAACGCGGCACGGTCTTGCCGTCGTCGTCCTTCTTGCCGTCGGGCTTGATGTGGAGGAACGCGCTGTCAGGGAGATCGTTCACGAACGCTGTCGACCACTCCGCCTTCTCTTCGTCACGTTTGACAACGAGGAAGGTGCGCTTGTTCGCACCGCGATCCACGACTGACACTTCTTGAACGTCGAGATCTTCAAGTCGATAGGTGACGGGCTGCGCTGTTGGTTGGTCGGACATTTGGCTCACTCAGTTTGTCGTGAATGGTGTGCGCTCGTCAAGAGGTAGTAGGTTTTCGGACTCCGGTACCGCCGATGCTGAGACCGGTGAGGCGTCCGTCTTTGATCGCCCCCCAGATCGAGTCGTCGATCACGCGCAACGCGAGCAACCACGTGCCGGCTTTGACGGCTTGTTCGCCTATCTCAAACTCAACCGGCGCGACGTAGCTTTCAAGGATCTTGATCTTTCCATTGACGAAGGTTTGGTGCTGAAGGCCGATATTCCCGTACTCCTGCATGAACTTGTGCGCCGCATTGCGGATGTCTTCCGCAGAGATAGTGTCGCTTTGGCTGTCGATCTCGTCCGGTTCAAGCACAACGCCAAGCACGTATCGCTCGTCACCTTCGGCTTTGTAGATCTTCGCGCCTTCGATCATTTTGTTCACGCCGTGCGCGAATGATCGAACACGACGCATACGTTCGTCCTGCTCAGGTTGCAGGTAGCCGGGGTCGCCGGGACCGAGTGAGAGGTCGCCCTTGCGTGTCGAGCGAGCGTGACCCTTCGGAAGCAGGTCGTTGTCGGTGATGTACTTCGGATTGTTCGGGCGACCCGAACGCACGAGCTTGAGGAATGCGTTGACGCGAGCCATCGCCCACGACTGCCGATTTTGCGACGGTCGATGCGAGGATGAGAACGCGCCTGCACCACGACGCCATACTGCTTTCAACATGCCGAGCGTGACGCGTTTCGATGCGGTGTCGCCGTGCTTCTCGTTGTGCTCCTCGACTTTGCGCTTGAGTGCGGTCTCGATGGCTTCGGTGACCTTGATGCCCGCACCCGATGATGCTGACGACGAACTGCCGGGCTTGTTGCGGCTTGAACCGCTGCGGCGCTCGTCGGGGTCCGCAGGTGTCTTCGGGTCTTCGTCTGCTTTCGACGCGCCTGACTTGCGCGGGTCATGCCCCCACACGAGCAGCGACTTCAGCTTTCGGGTCATGCGCTTCTTGTCGTCGTAGAGCGGGCCTGAGTTGCCTTTCATCCTTGAAATGAACGACACCTGCCGCCCGGCCCATCGCCAGTCGCCCGCGCTCCAATTCTCAAGCGCTTGTTCAACGCCGCGACCGTTGCCGAGCATTCTGATGATCGCGCGTGCGGAGTCACGACCGCGACCGATGCCGGCCGCACGTGCTGCGCCTGCCGACATGCCTGCGTCTTTGCCGTCTTCGGAGTCGAGGAACCGCTTGATCTCCGATGCGCTCATGTTGATTAGCTTGCTCCACTTCGCATGGAGTTCACGCTTGCGCTCTTCCTCTGCATCTTTGTGAAGCCACGCGCGGTCCTCGACGGGGTAGCTCGCGCCGAAGATGCGATCGTCTGCGCCGTCGATGGTGAACACGGTGAGCCCTGCCGCTTTGAAAAGTTCGCGCACCTCGGGGCCGTCAGTCCACGTCACGAGGTAGTCGCGCGTGTCGAGTGACGCAGTGTTCAACACCTCGACAACATCGGCATCTTGCTCATCAGGCGCGTCGAACACGAAGTAGGCCGCGCCCTCGATGTCGTCAATGTCGACACCCTCGGCAAGCGGTGAGTGAACTGGCAAGCCGTCACGCGGTAGCGTCGCGGCGGCGAGCACGGGCCACGGTGTCGAAGTAGACGGGGCCGCTGGTTCCAGCCCCGCCTTTTCGATTCGTGCCTCCGTGCCTGCTTCGCGTTCGCTGCTGACCGAAGCCGCGCGTGCGCGTTCGGCAGTTTCGTGCTTGACGGTGGACGCCTTGTTCACAACACGCGAGAGTGAAGGTCCACTCGCGTCTCTTCGGACTCTCGCTCGCATCGCTTACATCAAGACGATGCCGAAGTCTTCGAGTTCATCTTCGACGAGCGGCTTGCCGTCGAGGAACTGCGGAGATGCGAGGTCGTGTGTCCAGCCGTCGCCGGGCGTTTTCTTCTCGACCTTTTCTTCGGTCGAAAGGACTGCGCTCAGTTGCTCAAGCAGTGCCGTTTCGGTCGGGCTCTTTGCGGACTTCGCAAGGAATCCTTCGGGGCCGCTTGCGGGCTCCATCGACACGGGGGGCATGGTGCTCATCTCTGCCTTCGGCTCAGGCATCGACGGGCTGCTCACGTCGCGTGCGAACGCGCCGCAGTCGCCGGGCTCGTTGGCTGCGTTCGATGGCTTCTGCGTGGACTCGGTGACAGCGGACTCGGCCGACTGTCCTTGCACGGAAAGCGGGCCGCTCTGGTAGAGGGGAACCGACACGGTGCCGGTGTCCTCGAACCCGCCTGCCTTCGCAAGCGCGACGATCTCGCGGATGTAGGTGAGGCGTGAGGTGCTGTTGTCGTCGGCCTTCGCGAGTTCGATTTGCTCGGCGACGTACGCGATGAACTGCTCAGGGGTGAACGTGTGCGCTTCGGGTTGCGCGGATTCGTCAACGACGAGCAGACCTTCAAGGCCCTTCTCAATCGCTTCAAGTGTTTCGGTGATGTTGGTGGACATGCTTTTGCTCCTTCCTGCGAACAGGAGTGTGAAAATGTTACTCGATTGTAGGCGGAACGATCAAGCCCGTTGCGCCGTCGGTGACCCATGAAGTACGGCGCTCGGTAGGTTCCCACCTTCCGCCGTCGAGAAGTGCACGCAAGGCGAGAGGCATCTCGTCCTCGATGCGTTGCAGCGACCATCCGAGATCATGCCTCAGAATCTTGTACGCCTTGAAGCAGATCTCGAAGCGTTGCTTGATCTCGGCGTCGGTCTGAACGGCGTTGTCCTGCGTGAAAGAGTGATCGATTGCGCGAGTGATCGCATCGATGATGCGGGCGCGTGTGTGGATGTCGAGAGTGTCAAGCATGACGGTCCTCTACCTTACCGGAATAATAGCCGACCTGCACCCATGATGTATTGGGGGGACGGCAACGCCTAGTGCTTCTAGCTCGTCGGGAGATAGGACGTCCTTGTACGCCCCGGTTGCCCCCTCTTGCCCGACGCCTGAGAGAGTATTTACACCAATCGTAACGTCGTTGCCTGCGGCGTCAGTGACGTAAAGTTCGGTCGCCCCTCCAGCGGCCTTGCGTCTTTTCACGAAGGGCATGACCTTCTCTAGCGCCATAGGGTCAGTTGCGCTTTTAGCAAAAAGATCTTGATACTTAGACAAGCCGGCCTCTACGTCGAAAATAGTGCCGTGAAGCATTCGACACTCAATAGTAGTTCGCTCGTCCATGACCGCAGTAAAGCGATATTTAGTGATACCTACCTTCTTGAAGGTTGAAAGGCTGACGTAGCTACGAACACGATTCATCAGATTGTCAGCAACGAGCAGCCAATAGTTATCGTTGTAGCTTAGTCCGAACTTGGGCACCACGGCGGATAACTCTGCGTGTATTTCAGCAGCGGTTTTTCCTTGCTTCAGCCCAGCGTCGATAATAGCGCGAACGTCACGGCTGACCCTAGATAAGCGTCGCTCATACTCCAACGCTAGCCACGGACCTATCTCTGAAACTGCGTCAATAACGCTTTCTTGCGTTTCAGATAACCCCTTGGGTGTTTTCAATCCGTGTGTCTCGACAAGACTCCCTCGCGTTTTTCTTCCAAAAGCGATTAGCCCTACCCCGATGGCCGCGAGGATAAGAGGAATAGCCTGAGACGACGTTTCTTCAAGCTGTTCTTCTACTAAAACTAAGACGTCACTTTTCTCTTTGTCGGAAAGAGAGGTCCAATCTACATCTAACAGCTTTATAGCTGCTTCGATATTTTTACGCTCGGTTTTAGATGCGGAGCTTTTTAGCTTCTCAGCTAACGAAGCAACAAGGCTGACATAGCCCGCTTCTTCAAGTGGATCTAACGCTTTTTCGATTCGGTAACTGTGAATGTCTAACAAAAGAGAGGCTGCTGCGTTTGCAGCCTCCGCCCAGTTCACTTTTGCCGCTAAAGCTCGCTTACTCAGCATCTTCGTCCTCAACGGACTCTTTGGCTTGGATATAGACAGCTTGGTCGAAGGCTTTTTTTAGTTTGATAAGCTGCTCGGCTTTCTCAGCTAAGTTTTCATCTTCGTCGTAGTCACGCAGCATCCCACCTTCGCCACTACTGCTGTCCTTATCGCTATCGTCGGGGGCAACCTGCGCCGACGTGATGCCGGCGAGCGTGAGTTGCAGCGGACGCTTGCCCCAGTCGGCCTCGATGCGTTTGAACTCCGTGCCGAACCCGCGCGAGGCCACGTTGCGAAGCTCGTCGGGCGTAAGGTAGCCGACTTTGCCCGCGTCGTTGACTGCCTTGAGCAGTTCGGTCGGGTCGCTGAAGTCTGGACCTTTCGAGTGAAACGTCCAGAAGTTCACACCGAGCACAGGCAGAATCATGCGGTTGATGAAATAGTCGAACTCCTTGCGCAGCGGGCCGAAGACCTGCTGCTCGGTGAACTCAAGTGAGGTCTGAGCGGTGGCGCGGTTGAAGTCGCGAGCGTCACCGCGAAGCATACGCGGCAAGCGGAACACGCTGCCGATGTTGTCGGCGTTGCGCTCCATGTACTTCATAAACTGCGCGTCGTCGTTCTGCGCATCGGTGAGCGGCTTGATCTCAATCTTCGCGCGTCCGTTGCTCATGCCGGGCGTCATCGTGTCGCTGCCTTCGGCCTGAAGGATCATAATCTTGTGAAAGTTGCGCTTGCCTCGGATCTCGTTCTTGATGAAGTTCTCAAGGCGCGTCACGTCGTCCTGCACGAGACGACCACCCGACACGAGGATCGCCAACGGCGGCACCGACTTGTTCTCGAAGTAAGAAAGATTGATCTCCTCGGCGTGGCGTGAGCCGATGACTGCGACCATCTCACTCACCCATCGCGGCAGGCCGTACGGCGAGCGCGGACAGTGAACCTTGAAGTGCACAAGCTCGGTCGCCGGTCGTGCGCCTGGTTCCTTGCGCTTGAGTTCGTTCTCGTCTTTGTACTCGGCGCCAGTGAGCGAAGAGTACACGCGGGGGTCACCGAACTCTTTGAACCAGATCAGGTTTGCCCCACGGATCGCGCCGTTCGTCACCTGCACGAACTTGCGGAAGCGCTTGCGGATCGGCTCGGTCGACGGCGTGATCATCGTCGCCTTGACGCGCATGAACACTTCCTGCGCGACAATCTCCTGTGGCTGCAAGCGCACGGTGAACGCGGGAACGAAGTTGAACTGCACGATCTCATTCGCACGGTTGCGAAGCACCTCCCAGTATGCGTTGCCAATGGCTTCGAGGTCTTGACGCGTGCGAGTGCGTAGAGACTCAAAAGACCCGTCGATGGTGCAGAATGAAAAGAACTTGTCGAGGTACAGCCGCTCGCGGATTGACTCGCGACGTACTGACGCCATGCGAGCCTTCACCTCTTCATCGGTCGGCTCGGGCAAGTCTTCGCCAGGATCGTCAACGGGATCGGGCGGTTGTGGGTTCGTCTCGCTCGTTGCTTCCTTGCCGAGCAGCGTGATCACTTTCTCAACGTCGTCAGCGAGCACTTCGCCATCGGGACCGAGGCCGAGCACGCGCTCTTGAATCATCGCGAGCTTGATTTTCTCGAAGGCATCAGGGTCGTCGAAGTCGATGACCGGCTCGTAACGGTGCCCGAACGAATCGACGTTCGTGGCATACGCGTCGATGTTGGATCGAAGCGCGCCGCTCATCTCGTAGAGACTCGCGAGCGAAACAGGATCGAGCGGCGGGGTGATGGCTCCGGTGTTCTGGAACATCACCCGCTGCTCGTCGGGAGTGCTCAGAACATTTGACTGTTCTGAGCCATCCCGACCGGTGCCGATGAAGTCGGCTTTGACGAGAACATCACGTGCGTCAGATTCGTTCATGGTCCGATGACCCTACCACGCCTGAGCGTGGTCACGAACTACGCAGGAACGACGCCAGCGCCACCAATGGCAACCCAGCCAGACGCGCCGGTGACCTTCGTGACGGTGACCCACTCGCCCTGAGCGTTGAGGGTCACGTCACCGGCGACGCCGTTGATGGTGTCGGTGCCGGCATGGATCACGATGAACGTGTTGGCGATGTTCGAGTCAATGTCGACCATCGTGTGCGTCCATCCGTCAGGTGCGCTTGCGTAGTCGGGCAGCGTGAAGGTGCGCGGCGCGCCGCTGTTCGTGGTGACGCCGCGGCTCGCACCCTTTACGATGTCGGCGCTCGCGGTGCTGAGATCAATGTTGATCGCGGTCGCGACTGCGGTTTCGTAAGTTGCCGCGCCAGAGTTTAGAAGTTGTGAAAGCGGTGCACCGCCCTCGCTGCTTTGTGCGGGGGTAAGGCGTTGACCGCCGGTGAAGTAGTCGTTGCTGAGAGGAAAGTTTGACATGATGGAGTCTCCGATTCGATTGAAGCACGAAGCGTGCGTTGTGTTCAAGTGTGTTGATCAAGCGAAACTTGATCATGTTTGCGGGGCGGCTTGTACCTGCATTCGGTATTTGTCCGTGCCCGCTGGAACTTCTGAGTCGTGCACGTCCTCGACGGTGATCTGATAACCGTGCTCGCCGTCGGGATAGCTGACTGCCGTGAGATGCCACTGCCCCGACCACGGCTCGTGCCAGTGCGCACGACCGACGCACTGCCAGTCGTCTTCGCCTTCGGTGCCGGTGTAGACGCTCACTGAGATGTCGGAATCGCAAAACGCACACGAGATCCCGTTGTGTGTTCCGTTGCTCGTCGTCTCGCAGGTGATCAACGCATGATCAGTCTCAGGGTCGATGGGCGTGGTGACTTGCACGTACTTGATGCAATAGCCGCTCGACTTCTTGAGCGTGAGCGGGAGGGCAAGCCCTGCGCGCTTGAGAGATTCATCGGCGTTCACTTCTACTTGTAGTTTTCTTGTCATCGGAATACCTGCCAGTCTAGGTTGATGGTGACGTTCTGCTGTCCGGTTGAATGGTACACGACGCGAAGGTAGAGGCCAGCGACGATGTTGGCAGCTTGCCCGCTCGCCAGTGTGCGCCGTTCGTCGTCGACCACGAACATGCTGTCCACGTACTGCGTGAGCACGGTGCCCGCGGGGGCGAGCACGCCATCCACGTCGACCACCTCGAACTCGATGGTGTCGCCCTGCGTCGATCCTGCAACGTGGAACGAGCCGCTGAACAGCTTGCACGTTTGGTCGATGTGCACGTCATGCGGCGTACTCACACCGGCGACGGCGGTGAACGACGCACCGAACCAGAACGACGAGCCACCATAGTCCGCCTCGGTAGGCGACACGAGTGCGATGCCTGCTTCGGATGTTCTCGGTGATGCAAACGCCATCAGAGGATTTCCTTCCAGCCGCGTGCAATAGCGAACTGCGACGAATCAGCCGTGTTGAGCGCGGCCGTGAGATCGTCGCGGATTCGGATGGTCAACTCGTCTGTGGTGCCCTCGACGAGAACGACCGGGCGAGCAAACAGGAAGTCGATGGTCAGCAGGTCATCGTTGTTCGTGATCGCACCGGTCAGCGAAGTGAAGTCGTCCTGATAGATGAAATAGTCTGCGATGGTCTGGATAGGCGCTGCCGCGATGTTCGCAGTCTCGCCCCCCTGAAAAGACTCGATCTCAATCCCGTTGGTGAGACCGGTGCCCGCTGCGCCGTAGCGGCGAAGCTGGTTCGAGTTGATGTCGAGGTTGGGGCCGATGACGACCATGCGAAAGACCCTGAGCCATTTGGTGAATCCTTGCTCTGCCCGGATGGAGAACTCGACGGGAGTGACCGACCCATCCACCACCTGCTCGAACGATCCAGCCGGATCGATGAAGCGCTCAGTCAACACGAGTTGATTCGCGATGGTGCGCGGGTCGATGCCTCGCGCCGTTTCAGTCTGGGGCGCGACCAACAAGGTCCCCGCCGGCGTCACATCCGCAGAGCGACCGCGCCCCTTACCGTCGATGATCTCGGTCTTGACTGACATCAGGAATCTCGGTCGATGAAGACGTGCGCCACGATCAACGCGGACGCTGCCGTGGTTCCGGTTGGTGGTGTGAGGGTGCAGCCGAGAGAGAAGCCCTGCGGAAGCCTCCGCCCGACCGGAAGAATCACGCGATCGATGGTCTGCTTGAGTGGCTGGGTTGCCCCGCTGCCTCCAGTCAACGTGTCGAAGTTCGTGCCCGCGGCGCCAGTGCTCACGGGTGTCAGGCTGCGGTATGCCGCGCCGGGATAGGCGTTCGTCGCACCGTGGTTCGAGTTCGAGATACCAGCGTTCACCGCATTGTCGATGAGGGTGCCTCCGGTGGGATTGCGGATCAGCCGGAACAGCCAGTCACCCGTTCCGCCTGTCGCCGTGCCGAGGATGACAACGACACGATCCACAACGATGTCAAGGTCGCCCGTGTTGCTGAAGTACAGCGGCGCGGTCTGTTGCGCCGCGGTGAAGGAGATGTTCGGTGCGCCGCTTCCGGCCGAGGCAATCTGCCAGCCTTCCCCGACTCGAATGGCGTTGTCCTCACCGGCCACCGTGACCGAATCCACTGACAGGCGGTTCTCTTGCGTGACGCGAACACGCCGACTGCTCCCAGATCCGTCCTCAAGTTTCGCCATCAGTTGTCCTGTCCTGCTGGGTCGCGGAGGTAACCGACCAGCGCAACATAGATGAGAGACGTGCCCGCGCTGATGTTCGCGGTGTACGAGAGACCGATGCTCGAACCCTCAGTGAGCACGAATCCAAGCGTGAAGAAGTCTCGCCCGCCCGTGGTGCTCTGAAGGATCGCGATGTCGTTGCCACCCGTGAGCGTGCCTGCCGTCTTGCCCTTGTACGCATCCGAGTTGAACACGCGACTAGAACCGAAGTCGCGGTTCTGGTTCATGTCCACATCTGTCTGGTCGGTGATTAGGTCGCCCCCAGTCGGGTTGCGAACGACGGTGATCAGCGGTCGGGTCGAGTAGGTCGCTCCGCCGTCGTTACCGATGGCGATGGCCTCGACCACAAAGTCATTCGTCTCGTTGTTCTTCAGGTAGACCAGCGTGGCGTCTGCGGTCACGCTGATCTGCCCGGTGTTGATGTTGAACGCGAGCCCTTGCTCTGCGGCGTGGACCACCTCCGTCACGCCAACGGCGTGAACGTGGAAGCGGTTGTTCTCGTCAACACGCGCGTCAAAGCCAAGTCCTGTTCCGTCTTCAATCTTTGCCATCAGGTTTCCTCTTCGACGTAGCCCGTGAAGCCGGTGTAGACCGGCGCGATCAATGTGCCGGTGAACTCAACCGTGACGACGACCCACTGACCAGCGGGCAAATGAAGGTGGACGACACCGAAAGCACGCGAGCCGACGCCGTTGCTCTGGTACTGCCAAAGCACGGGGTCGCCAAGGTCTGACGAGCTAGGCGTGCTCGTGCCGTTCACAAGGAGCGGAGAGCCGGCGTCGTGCTTGAGCGCGGTCAGGTTGAACGAGTACGGATCTTTCGCAGAGCGGTTGATGATAGGAACGCTCACTCCGCCCGTCACCGCGGTGGGCGACGGGTAGACGGCGATGACGCTCGGAGTTCCAGCCGCAGGCGAGCCAGTCTGAGGACCACCGACGCCAAAGAACCAAGCCTCGATCACGATGTTGTTCGTGCTGTCGTTCTTCAGATAGAACACAGGCGTCTGGCTGCTCGACGCCGGAGTGAGGTTCTGCGTGTTGACGTTGAACCCTCGCCCGCGCGCTGTCACATAGTCGTACTCTGAAAGTGATGTGGCAAACGTGGTCAGACGGTTCGCCGCGTCTACCTTCGCGCCGTACCCTCGCCCCGTTCCGTCTTTGATGAAATCGCTCATAATGGATCTTCCTCCCCGGTGATGGTCTGGAGATGCTTGGTCACCTGTCGCAGTTCACCGAGGATGTTTTGCGCGACGGCTAGAAGGTGCTGATCGTAGGTCTGCACGGATTTGAAGTTGCCCGCTACCGACACGCCTGCGATGTCGCCGTCAAGATCTCCGATGACCACCGTGACGAGATCGCCAGCCTGCAACTGTTCGATCTCACCATCGGTAAGCACGAGCGGAATCTTGGTACAGCCTGCCATGACCTAGAGTTTGATTCGCCGTCGGATGGTCACGATTAGGTCGGTGGTGTCGAGTGCTTCACCGATCTCAACAACGTAGCGACCGGCAACGGTGGGGATGCTGCCTTGCTCGACAAGGCGACCCGCCGTTGCGTCGCTGAGATAATACTTCGCGCCTGCGGTCAGTCCGCCGGTCGTACCTGCCACGGCATCCCACTCAGCGGTCGAGAGAGTGACGACGCCGTTGAAGACGACGGTGCCAGTACCGGCGGCGGTAACGGCTGCCGATGCGAGGCCGATGGCGTCGGACGTGCCAGCGGCGTTCGCTTGTGCTTGGTCAACGCTTGAGCCACCGTCGACGTAGACAGGCTCGCCAGCGATGACGGTGCTCGTGAAGGTTGCCTGAAATGAATCAGGTTGTAC